CGCCACCGGATCTCATCGACCCTGCCACTGTTCAAGAGTTTAAACAGAACATCAATGATAAAGCAATACAGATGACTGAAGCACTTGCATCTGTTAATTTAGACAAATTACAACAGGTGTTTGACAAGGCAGCGGATCTAGCAATCGAAACTCTACCCAAAGCCATTGAAGCAGCCGCAGACAACTTTGAACTAGTAGCAGGAGCTGTTGCCTTGATGAATATAGCGGCAATCGCGGCAGGAGTAGCACTAACTGGACTGTCGATGGCTGCTGGAAAAGGATTGCTGGGCCAGGCTGCTGGCAGCAAAGCAAAAACAGCAAACGCAGGTAAAGCAGCCGGAAAAATAGCAGGTGCAGGAAAATCTGTTTTAAGAAAAATTCCGGTAATTGGTGCCATTGCGGGTGTTGGTCTATCAATATTTGACGGTGTATCCTCCTGGAACAAAGCAACAGATGATGTTGAAAAGGGTCTTATTACAGAACGACAAGGCACTGTAGAAAAAGGCGGCGCAGTAGGCGAAGCAGCAGGAGGCATCGGCGGAACGCTAGCAGGTGCAGCAGCAGGTGCAGCAATAGGTTCAGTAGTTCCTATTATTGGTACAGCAATAGGCGGAGCAATTGGAGCGGCGGTAGGTTACTGGGCTGGTAGTAAGGGCGGTGAGGCTGCCGGGGAAGCAATCGGTGATGCCATTGCCGGACCTGAGACCATGAAGGATCTTCAAAATAAGATAGAAGAAGAACAGGCTCGAATTAATCGAGCAGAGTCAGGTGAAAACGAGTATTGGGGAAGTGATAAAAAAGGTATAGCAGAATCCAAAGAAAAAATTGCAGAGCTTCAAAAACAATTAAAAGCACAAGAAAAAGCGGTGGCCGAAGGTAAAGTAGCAGCAGATAAGAAGGCATTGGAAGAAGCCAACGGGTCAATAGCAGAAGAAGAAAACAATATTGCAACGGAAGCAGAAGCAGGAAATTCTTCTTCTACTTCAACCACTGCAACAGATGCACAGAAAAAATTAGAAGCAGAAAAAGAAAAAGAAAAGAGTGATGCTGTTAAAAAACAAGAAGAAATTAAAAAGAAACAAGATGATGAAAAGAAAGCCAAACAAGATGAAGTATCTAGTGTAACCCAAACCAAGAAAACACCAGAAGAAGTTATGTTAGCGTTAAATACAAACATAGAAGAATTAGTATCATTAACAAGACTAAGTAACTCGTTAAGCCAAAAACACATTGGAGTTGCACAAGGAATGTCAAATGATGCATATACTGTAGGATAATGGTTGACAAACAATACATACAGACTGTATAATAAAGGATAAGTTATGAGTTGGAAAAAATACTTTACACCGGTTAATACTGGAAACTCAACTGGAAGTTACAGCCCAATTAGTGGCGGTGGACGTCCTGGTCCTGCACGATCTAACTACTCATCATACTTGCCTGACGTATATGCAGGAAGTCCAAATCGTATTGAAAAATATATGCAATACGACACAATGGACATGGACTCAGAAGTAAATGCAGCATTAGATATTTTGGCAGAATTTTGCACAGGCAGAGATAAAGAAAATGCTACACCTTTCCATTGCTTCTTTAGAAATGCTCCAACAGGAGTAGAAACAAAACTTATAAAAGAAGCATTACAAAAATGGTGTAAAATACAACAGTTAGAAAATAGAATTTTTAGAATAGTAAGAAATGTATTCAAATATGGCGATTGTTTTTTCATGCGTGATCCAGAAACTAAAAAGTTGTTATATGTGGATCAAGCAAAAGTCTCCAAAATTATTGTTAACGAATCCGAAGGAAAACTTCCCGAGCAGTATGTTGTAAAAGATATTAACTTTAACTTTAAAAATCTAGTAGCAACTACACCACACGGTACAACAAACACATCACCAAGCGGAACAAGTTCATACACAAGCGGTGGTGGATTTGGTAGAGGAATGGTTGGCGATGCAGCACAACCGCCAGGCACACGTTTTCAAAATGCACAAAATGAAGTAACTGTAGGCGCAGAACATATGATGCATATCAGTTTATCAGAAGGATTAGACGGTAACTATCCATTTGGTAATTCATTACTTGAAAGTGTGTTTAAAGTTTACAAGCAAAAAGAATTACTAGAAGACGCAATTATCATTTATAGAATACAACGTGCTCCTGAAAGAAGAATTTTTTATGTTGATGTAGGTAACATGCCTGCACACATGGCAATGAGTTTTGTTGAAAAAGTTAAAAACGAAATACAACAAAGACGTATTCCAAGTAGTACAGGCGGTGGAACAAGTGTTATTGATGCAAGTTACAATCCGTTATCAACTAACGAAGATTACTTCTTTCCGCAAACAGCAGAAGGAAGAGGTTCTAAAGTTGAAACATTACCAGGTGGTACAAACCTAGGTGAAATTACAGACTTAAAATTCTTTACTAACAAACTATTTAGAGCATTGAGAATTCCAGCAAGTTACTTGCCAACATCAATTGATGACCAAGCAAATACAGTTTCAGATGGTAAAGTAGGAACAGCATATATCCAAGAATTAAGATTTAATAGATATTGCGAAAGACTACAAAGTAATATTGTAGAATCTTTTGATCACGAATTTAAATTTTGGTTGACTAAAAACGGATACAATATTGATCCAAGTTTATTTGAATTAAAATTTAACCCACCACAAAACTTTGCAGCATACAGACAAGCAGAGTTAGATACAACAAGAGCAAATATTTTTGGAACACTACAGCAAGTTCCACACTTATCAAAACGTTTTGCATTAAAACGTTACTTAGGTTTAACTGAAGAAGAGATCAAAGAAAACGAAAGATTATGGCGTGAAGAAAACGGAAGTAATCTTATCGGAGTTGACAATGATGCTGCTGGTGAGTTAAGAGGCGCAGGTATTACCCCAGGTGGTATAGCAGCAGATGCTGCAACACAAGATGCTGAAGCACCAGAAGAAGTTGCAGCCGCAGCAGAGCAACCAGAGGGAGATGCCGGAGCAGAAACTCCTGCATAGATAAATACAAGTATGCTTTTAAAAGAATTTTTTTATTTTAACGACGAGATAAACGACTTTGCTGTTGATCGTAGATACGACAATAAAGAAGATTCATCTGTTGTTGAATTAGATGATACTAGAAAAATTAAACTTACTTTAGGTCAAATAAATCAACTGCGCTTACAAGCAGAAGCCCACGAAGCGGAAAAGCAAAGTGAAGCGGGTTTCATAAGTCAAATGTATGGAACACCAGTTGAGCAAGAAGAATAACCCAAAATCTGTACACAAAGATATAGCATTTGTTCTTGGCAATGGCAAGAGCAGATTACATGTGAATTGTGAATCTCTTTTAGATATAGGAACAGTATACGGGTGCAATGCCCAGTATAGAGAATTCGATCCTCATTATATTGTTGCTGTTGATGTTAAGATGGTTAACGAATTAATCGATTCAGGGTATGCAAACAAAGGTACTGTATGGACAAACCCTAACAAAGGTATCAAAGATCGGCAAAAAATAAACCTGTTTAATCCACATAAAGGATGGAGCAGTGGGCCTACAGCACTATGGTTTGCTGCAAGCAACGGCCATAAAAACATTTTTATCCATGGTTTTGACTATCAAGGACTGCAAGGAAAGTTTAATAATGTGTACGCAGATACACATAATTACAAAAAAAGTACTGATTCTGCTACGTTCTTTGGTAATTGGTTAAGTCAAACAGAAAAAGTAATCAAAGAATTCCCACACACACAGTTTCATAGAGTAATAACTTCAGGAGCATATATACCTGATAAGTTAGGACCGCAGTATTCTAACTTAAAACACCTTTCTATCGAAGAATTTGGTAAAATCTTTGAAGGAACTATATATCAATAACAAATGAATCAAAAAACACCCTTTTTACCCCAATTTTATAAGTAAAATGTAAATACATTAACAAACAGCCTTACCAATTATATATAGAGGAGAATAACATGGCAGATAAAACTACATTAGAACAAATGCTTGAGCATTTGGTTAACGACGATGCTGCAAAAGCAGAAGAGTTATTCCACGAGTACGTGGTATCAAAATCAAGAGAAATTTATGAAGACCTTATCGAAGAAGAAGTAAAAGACGATGAGGAAGAAGACGAAGAAGATAAAGTAGACGAAGCGTCAAAAGATGACGATGCAGAAGACGAAAAAGTAGATGAAGCATCTGATAACGACGAAGAAGTTGACGAAGAATTTGAAGATGTTGCTGTAGAAGCAGACGACGAAGAAGATCCAATGGATGCTATGGGCGGCGACAAAACCGACGATCTAGAAACAGACATTACAGGTGATGACGAAGACGGTGATAAAGACCCAGAAGAGTTATTCCAAGATCTAGATTCAATTGTTGATGAACTACAGGCAAAATTTGACGAAATTAAAGGCGAAGATGGCGAAGAGATGGATATGGACGACAAAGAAGAAGAAATGTTTGCTCCTGAATCATCTGCTGACCCAGAAGGCGACGCTGAATTAGCAACAATGCGTGAGTATGTTGAAAAAGTTGCAGGTGGACACGGTGCTGAATCAAAAGGTAGCGCAGAAACAGCAGACAACAAAAAATCAGTTGTTGATAACATGAAGAACGACATGGGTGGAACAAGTGCTAACATCTTAAAAGGTGGTGAAGAGTCAGGTAAAAATACTGGCGGATTAGCAGATATTACACCTAAAGAGAATAATGCAGGGAATGTTAACACTCCAGGTAGCAAAAATGCAACGAAGATGTCCAATGAAAAAGGACACGGTGCAGAAAAGAAAGGCGCTGCTGAGAATGCTGACAACAAGCAATCAATTTTCCGTGGTCGTAGATAATAGAGGAGACTAAGGTTGAAAACTAACCTACAAGAACATCTGAGCTTCGACCAGGCTAAAATCGTCGTAGAACGTGATGAAGGCGAGGGTAAAACATTACATTTAAGTGGCATCTGTATTCAAGGTGACATTCGTAATGCTAACCAGCGTGTTTATTCTTCGAAAGAAATTGATAGGGCTGTCAAGACGCTCAACGAACAGATTTCTGGGGGGTATTCAGTGCTAGGTGAAGTTGATCATCCTCAAGATTTACGTATCAACCTCGACCGTGTATCTCACATGATTACAAAAATGTGGATGGACGGTCCTAACGGCTACGGAAAACTTAAAATGCTTCCAACTCCAATGGGTCAATTAGTTTCGACCATGTTGGATTCGGGAGTTAAGTTAGGTGTTTCTAGTCGAGGATCAGGCGAAGTAGATCCAAGTGGTAATGTTCAAGGATTTGAAATTATTACTGTGGATGTGGTAGCACAACCAAGTGCTCCAGGCGCCTATCCAACACCAGTTTACGAACACCTTATGAATACCACAGGTGGTTATCAGGCATTTAAAGTAGCACAAGAAGTCCAAGGCGACGCACAGGCACAACGTTATATAGCAGAGAGCTTGAAAAATTTAATTCAAGGTCTTAAATCTTAAGGAGAATATCACATGCTAGACTTTGTTAAACAATTGTTTGAAAACAATGTGATTTCCGAAGAAACTAAGTCGGAGATTGAATCCGCTTGGGGAACTGCTGTTCAAGAAAACCGCGACACAATCTCTACACAATTACGTGAAGAATTTGCATCGAAGTATGAGCACGATAAAACTGCAATGGTTGAAGCAGTAGATAAGATGCTTTCAGACAGAATTACTGCTGAATTATCTGAATTTGCTGAAGACCGTCAAGGACTTATCGAGGCTAGAGCCAAGTATGCTAAGAAAATTAAAGATGATTCTAAAGCAATGGAATCATTTGTTCTTAACAACCTTAAAAAGGAACTAGGTGAACTTCGTGAAGATCGTAAGAATGTAGCGGGCAATGTTGCCAAGTTAGAATCTTTTATTGTGAATTCATTGGCGAAAGAAATCGCAGAATTCA